GACTTACTGCACAAAGGACTTTACTACTATACCTTATTCATTCGCCAACTTTTCAAAGTATGACATTGCGTCATCATCGTCATCTACACTCACTGGTTCTGGTGTAGGTTCTGATTTGAAAGTAGGTGTGAAATCTTTAGTTTCCTCATCTACCATCTGAGCAGCAGTCTTACCTGTCGTAACCGAACCTGTTAGAACTGCATCCAGACGAGCCTTCAACTCATCATATGACTTGAAGTTGGATGGTGCAAGAAACTCTTGTAGAGAGTATTCTTTATTGTAGATTGCCTCAAGTGCGGTATCATCACCGGCAAGGGCAGTAGTTGACTCAAACTCTGATTTATCATAGTTCCAGTAACCATCTACTTTACGAATCTTCAATTTGAAGTTCGCACCTTCCCACAAATCAAATGGATTGATTGGGGTCTCATCTTCAAACGCAGGCTGCATTGCCTCCATCAACTTATCAAAGATTTTCTTACCATAAGAGTAAAGGAAAACCTTACCTTCGTTTTCTGGGTTGGCAGGATCACTCACAACATAAATGTTAGAGTAATACTTCAACTTACGTTTCTGTTTACGAGCAATCTCTTTATCACTCTCAACACCAGAGTTCCACAGTTGTGAGTTATACTCACTTACTGGGTCTTTCTGATTAAGTGTGGTTAGAGAATTCTCAATAAACCATTGTCCAGTAGGGCCTTGGAATGCGTGATTGAATACACGAACCCATGGCAATTCTTCACCCTTTGGTGCAGGCAGGAATCGAATTACTGCGTAACCGTTTCCAGACTTGTCCACCTGTGGTTTCCACAGACGTTCATCCACATAGGACTTCTTTTCTGTTGTAGGTGATTCGTCCTTTTGGACTTGTTGAAGTAGTTTATCCAGTGAGTTCTGGTTTCTTAGTGCTGAAATAGACATATTTTTTTCTCCGTATGTTTTCGTATGTTTAAGTATTTCACATTTTTCATAATGTATGTTTATTTATATCACAAAAATATCCCATAGTCAAGAACTAATTGAAGTTCATCGAAAGAAAGATATTCTACATTATCAAATTTTCTCCACTGTTCTACAAATTGACTAGTGCCATCTGTTCCTAGTGGATATGGATTCACCTTCCAAAATTTCACATCTGGGAAATCTTTGAAGTTCTCCATGTGTTGATTAATCCAATTTGAACTAGGAGTTTCTGGTGCGTCTTGTGTGACGTAATTAGAAGTCCCCTTGTAAATATTATTAACCAACCCTGTTGCACTTCCCAAGTCAAACCCAATCAGAAATACATCAGTAGGTTTTTCTTGTTCTAGTGCAATTCTTACTGCGATTGGGCCTGCACTCCATCCTTCTATTTCTATAGGGATTTGTTCAGCACAATCATTGTCATCTACCCATGTAACCCACTGTTGGTGGTTTCCCATAAGTTGACGCAATTCTATTTGATCATATTCATCCGTCACATTGTGTGTTTTCAGAATATACTCATATTGTCTTTTTATCTGGTTAGGATCAGTTCCATGAAATACAAACTGAGACTTATTGTCTTTTGCATTTTCAGTTCTCAGTCCTTCTCCCCAACCCATCAATTCATCCATAGATGCCATATCAGAATACATGAAATCTGGTAATTTAGTCCATCCTCTGAAATAACACTTGTTATTAGAACAATAACCAGAAGTATATACTTCGTGTATCATTCCCCCATCAACACAGATAAGTGCATCTGGGGCCATATCACGATATATTGCGTTACATCCATAAATTTTGCCAAAAGTTTTTATCGTATTAAGGTTTATCTTTTTTCTAGATTCACCATTACCTAAAACAAATACTCTATTCATGTTCGTTGTATGTAACCTTCACATTATAAGGACTATTCCAACCAAAAGGTTCTGAGACAGTATTCTTTTTATCAAAGAAGTCATCCCAACCTTGCTTAGTATACCCATCTTCGGGAACAAAGTCAAGAGCTTTTCCTTCTGGAATGTGAAAACCAACTGCCTTTAGATAATTGGTAAACTCTTGACACATATCATCCAGACTTGCATCACTAGGAATAGTGAACTCAACTGTAACTGGAAGTTGTTCTGGATAGGTATTTTCATAACTAAATTTGTGCATTATAATTTCTCCATTAGTGGGAAGATTTTTGCAATTTCAATTGCACATTTCTGTGCAACTTCCATATGCTCTTTTTGCGTTCCGTTTGCAGAACGTAACTCAATATAGTGAATCCATGAACGTAGTGTTCCGTTCATATACAGTCGTGTCTTTGTCAAACCTTCTGGTAGGACTGCACGAGCCTGTTCTTTTGCAATACCATTATCAATTGCCCATTGGTATGCTTTACGAGATGTTTCGATAACACCTTGTTGTCTACGATTCCATTCTGTAATCAAATCTTGGTGTGTTTGATTTTCAACTAGAGATGGATCGTTCTCAATCTCAATAGAGTTTTGACGATTCTCTGTATCCTGTAGACGGCATTCTCTTTTGGTAAACGCCTCACCCATTGCAGATGGTTCTGCATATCGTTGTGAAAACTCTTGAAAACTAAAACTACGATGACGCACAATTTGATGTGCAATATCTCTTGTAGTCTCAACCTCTATGCAAGCGCTAGCCATCTCCAATGGTGACCAATGTTTGTGTTTACATAGATATCGTATGAGTTTTTCGGACGTTTTGTGCGATTGTTGGTTCGCTGGATTGGAGACACGGGCGCAATACGATATAAGTTCTTGGACATCGTTACCGACATATAATTCTCCTTCTGGTGGTTGACTGTAACTAATGAGTCTTGCTGTTGTCAGCATTTTATTTATTTCCTTATTCTCCGTCACTATCATCCTCTTTCTTTTTCAATGAATAACCACCTGTTGGTAGTTCTTCCCATAGTATTGTATCACCTGTATCCCAACCAACTTGGTCTATGCAACCTGGCGGGAATTCTATGAACAGTTCTTTTGTTTTACCGTCCTGTTGAATTTCAACTATCCAACTATTCTGTGACATTTGTTTATACTTCATCACATATCCTTTTAAAAAGTAGACAGTTTCTCATCATGTCTAGGATGGCCCACTCCTGTGACACCATCTGTTCAGTTATTTTATAAGGGGAACAGAACCCTTAACATGGTGCGCCTAGAGAGACTTGAACTCCCACGCCTTGCGGCACTAGAACCTAAATCTAGCGTGTCTACCAATTTCACCATAGGCGCTTCGTCTTATTTAAACCTACGAGGTTTAGGACGATACCCACCACGATTGCTGTTTTCAGCAAGTCGTTTACTTAGATCTTGATCACGCTTTACAAGTTCTGCGTTATCAAACTCTAGTGCCTTCACACGAGCATTACTCTCATCAAGTTTTGCACGATAGAAGTCTCGTTCCCTAATCAATTCTTCCTGTGTCATCAGAAAGTCTCCTTAATCAGTTTGAGAAGTTGAGATTTACATTTCTGTTTATCAAAATTTAGAAATGCAGCGTATTTTACGACTAATCGTCTATTATCAGGCCATACTAAATCATCTTTTAATTCCTTATCCCATCGGTTTACATAATTCAGTAACCCTTGTAGGATTACCATCGTTTCCAAACTAATCCTTTTTGCAAGGAAGTTCTTTAATAATACAGGATGTTGTCCCTTTTGTAAAGAGAAAATTTCATCAAATTCTGATATTTGTGAAAATAAAAACCTCATATCTGTGATAAAATTATAGGTCAACGACTGTTTATACTTTGTCCAATTAGAATAATTTGTTTCGTTAAAATCTCCCAACCAACCTTTTGGACTGCACACAAAGTTACTAATAAAGTAATCTTGTGTAGATTCACCATATTTCTTTGCAACACGAGCAAAAAAATATCTATCTTTTCTTTTTAAGAATGATGCCTTTGATGCACGAGTTTTGCCTCCATATTGAGAATAGTCATAATCCGAATTGAAATGTAATTTTAGACCAATATATACTTGATAGGCTTCCCACGCTTCCATTGGAAACTCCTTAGATTGGTAGGGTTGCGACTCGTGGTAGGAAGTTGAGTTCTCTAGCGTCTGCTTCGATTTTCTCTTTTAATGGTTTTGAGATAAGAGGAGCGATTGCGTCAGGCTCCATTGAATTTTTTTCACAATAATCTAGAATTGCTTCCATATATGTAGAACCTCCTGCGGCAACCATTTTTTCAATAATCACTGCAAACTTTTTTGGGGTCATCACTGCTAATTCTTCTAAGTTCATAATCTATCCTTTTGTTTGTTTTAAGTGGTAAGGGGACAACCGGCATCCCCTTACCTTTATTGAGCAGAGCCAGTTTATAGATACTGGATGCAAATTTATCTACTTGTTCTCAGTAATGAACTTGTAGAACTCCTGTGCTTGTTTAACAACTTCAGTTGGTTGATACATCTTTGGAGTGTATTCAGAAAGAAACTCTTTTGCATCTTTGCCTGCGTCTTTCCACTGTTCCAAAGCCTGATGTGTCATGTCCATCTGCGAGTGATATGCTTGATCAAGCATTTCTTTTGCCATCTTGAGAGTTTCAAGACGAATTTCGTATGGATTTTTATTAGACATAATTTTCTCCTTTGTGTCTGTGTGTGTGTTGTGGACTAACCGTTGATCCACACGGATGTATTAAGGCATCACCCTTCAAAAATCTGTGGTAGGTTATTCTGTTACTAGGAAACCTACCGAAACCCTATCCGATTATGCTGCTAGAGCAAAATCTTGAGGTGCAAAGTTATCGTTTGCAGTTACTTTTTTTGGACTATTACGCATCCATCCGACAGTTCTACTCGCCTCTATCCTTGCCAGTCGATCCTATTTCGCCCCCATCAAATATACTCTAGAAAGTATAATTTCATTTTATACTCTACAGAGTATATTTGGTGGAGGCGGGCGGTATCGCACCGCCGTCCTGTTCAAGTGTTGATTTGTATCAACAAACTGTATTCTATTTATACCACATGGGTATTAAATTGTCAAGTGATTTTAAGTATCAATTCCTCTTTTACCAAAAGTAATATCACCTTCACCACTTCCCAAAATACAAGCTTGATCGCCTTGAGTAAATTCTAATAGTGTCCAACTTTTTGTTTTAGAATTCATGGCAATAATAAACTTAGATGGTGATGTTGCTCCGTTAGGAAGTGCAGTTACACCGTCTAGAATGATTGTTGGCACTTCTCCATATTTCTTCACCAACTCAATAATACCATCTGTAGTTGAACATTGAAGTGGTTTTTGTGCCCAATATATTGGTGCATCTTCTTGGGCGAATGCGCTAAGCGGTAGCAGTAACAGCACCCCCATTAGTAGTTTCTTCATTTTCTTTTTCCCATTGTGAGGTGAAGTCATCAATGGTTTCTACAAGAAGAGGCAAATAATCATGCTTCTCTTTGATGAACTCTTGAACGGCTCCATCTTCCGTTACAACAAGAATCACAATCTGATT